TGCTTGTCTTGTTCGATATTGTCCACCCCATGAAGGCGGCAAGTTTTGCCCATAAGCAACTGGCTCTGCATATTCCATATTATTTAATATCGTTCCTGTATATGGCTTTGATACATCTGTTTGCCATGCGGCCCTAAGTCTTCCACCGACTCCACTTTCTCCTAGTTCAGGTCTAAACACTGGAGTTGCTTTCTTTACCCTTGCTGACCATTCCAATGTTGTTGCTCTAACTAACTTCTGAACGGCCTCGGCCATTACATCATCAATTTGATCTAGCCTTATTTTTCTAGTCATTACGACCTCAAAAACAAAGTAAAAGCAATTGGCGTATTATTTTGTTCCTCGGTGTTGATCTGCACAATCTGATAAACAACTGAACTAATTACAACACGATCTTTAGGTGTTGGCACATAATCCAAATCACCTGCTGAAATAACACAAACTTTATCTTGTGCCTGAATTAAATCATTAACCTCAGAATTGCCAACATCAGAAAGAACACCATTCACAACTGTATCTGCTGTGCTTTCGCTGATCGCTCCTGTTGTTGTGTTATAACTTCCAGCCGTTACTTTTCTAATTGTTACAGAACCACCAAGAGCTTTTAAACTCTTGGATGCTGCTTTTTTTAGAGAAGAAGCAAGACCCATTACAAGGAATAAGCGATAACTTGACCACTAGCAAGAGTAATACTTGTGATGACTCCACAAACTTCAGAGCCAACGCCCATTGTAATCCCGTTAATAGTGGATGATCCGTTCTCTGTAAGATTCTCAGCAACAAAAGTTGCTTCAGCAGCAGTCAAGCAATGAACTTTGCCAAACCTGCCTGTATGGGCATTTGTATCTGTAATGATAATGCCTGCAGGATAGTCGTAACCGTAACCCATAATTAAGCTCTTTTGATTGAAATGTTTGCTGGTGTGCTGATTCTAATCCCATTCAGGTATTCTTGAAACAATGGAGGCACTTGATCAGCACCAACCGCCCCAAAGAAACGAGGCGTTACATTGATAGATCCAATAGCAACAGCATTAAAATTCTCTAGTCCTGATAGTCCTAAAGCATCACGATTGTTATTCAAATAAACAGCTAAAACAACTTGCGCCTTTTTTACTCTGTCTGGAATTTCTGTGTCAGTGTAATAATCAGCAACCAAACGATTAGGGAAACTTAAGCCATAAAGGTTTGTATAGGTATCAGGTTTTCTTACTCCTGACCTCGGCCATTGAAGTGCTTGAGTATCAGCCACCCTTGCGCCTAAAAATCTTTCTCTATCAATTCTTTGAGCTGCTGTATATAAAGCCCGATTTCTATAGTCATCACTTGTTGAGCCAGCTTCCCATGCTTGCACATCATCATCAACAATCAATCCCTCAACAATAGAGTTTGCATCAGAAAGGGTGACGTAAGTATTGGCGGATGCACCGCCTACAGTTGCATCAAGACTGATCGCCATTTTCTACCTCTGTTTTTTTTGCTCTTGGCTTACGTTTGGGTTTTGGCTTTTCTAAAAGAGCAGAGGCCGCTTGTTTAGCAGCCTCGTTTTGCTCCCTCATACGCCTAAAAGCGTATATCGACATTAGCTTGAAGCACCTTTAATAATTGCGAATGAAATAACAATCGCTTCAGATAAAGAGCCAGCAGATACGTTAGAAACAGAAATCTTACAAGATCCTGCTGCAAGTGTATTTGCTTGAGCTAAATATGATCCTGCTGTACCAGCAGAGGAATGGTTCACAATAAGAACATCAGTGGCAGCAATCTTGCTGTTAGTAAGTGTGAAACTTACCTCGGCTGCGGCTGCTAACGCTGCATTGTTCATTGTGATCTGACCCGACAAAGTATTGAGCGTCACGGCTGTTGCTTTGTTAGTCGCTTGAGTGACGGTTCCGCCGTCTACATAACCAATGGCTTTACCAGCAGTTACATCAAAAAGTGATGGCATAATTAATTACTCCTAGTCGTTGTTAGAAACAACAGTTGCACGAACAATACCAATGTTCTTAGTTTCGTAGACTTTCGACCAAGAGCCTACAGTTTCAAGAACTGATCTTGTTGGGTTAACAGTTGATACTGCATACTTCAAACCAACAGGGTGGTAGATGTAATGAAGATCAACAGCCATTGCTTCCTCTAATGCAAGGATGTCTCTATCAGTTTGAACACGCTGTGGAGCTTGCTCACCTGTTACGACAGAACCATTTGCAAAGAAGAAACAAGAATATTCAGTGGTTGCACCGCTTCCTGTTGTTGGGATGTCATCAGAAACTATGACATTTAGACCCATGAAAGAACCGACTTGAGCACTACCAGCGAAAGCACCAGCAGTTGAACCAGCAGTAGCGCCTGTATCAGGTGCGCCTGTGTTGTCGTAAATTCTGTCAATTGCCTTGCGCTCTACCAAGTCGTAATAAGTCTTGGAGTGCATAGCAATAGAGGTCAATTTCTGACCTTGATCACCAAGAATACTTTGAGCCTTTGCAACGTGGCGAGGACTTAAAGTTGTTGGTGTATCGCCTGATTCAGAATCTATGCAATGAGTAAATAAAGCACTATTTGAATCGTTAGCATTAAGAGAACCAAAAGCACCTGTAAGGCAAGAATACAAATCTTTTTGCTTTTGATTGTTGACATAAGCCGCCAACTTGTTACCAATAGCAGCCATAGGATCAGGGCCGCCGCCAACTGCTAATGCTGCTAGGTCTCTAGAACTGAATGCTCTACCTCTATGAAGTACAACACCAATTTGATTGTCAGCAGTAATTTTGCCAGGTGTTAAGGAAGTGCTATCTGTTAGAACTTCAAAATCGCCGCTTAAATTAGCTGCATAAAATGGGATCTTTACAAAATCCCCTCCTCTATCAGAGGAAAGATTTAATTCTGCCAAAGGTGTGACAATTCCACTCTGTAAGAATGAATCCGTCTGAGTTGTCGCCTCTATTAAATAGGGGGTAAAAACCTCTGGAATAATTAAATCGCTTCTTTGGGTACTCATAGGAGAATACTAAAAAATTGATTTATTTATAAAAAACGGGCACGACCCTAACTTGGCACGACCAAGATATTTATATATTAACCTTTTACAGCGTTTTTCAACATTTCATATTTATTTCTATCGGTTCGATATAAACGGCTTTGCTCAGTCAAATTAAAACTATCAGGTGCAAATGGATTCTTTTCACCTGCTGCAACAAATTCTGTTGTAGATGCTTTTACCGTAGAAGCTCCACCGCCTTGTGGTCTGGAATGTTTTTGCACCCAGTTTGGCATTTGTTGCTGCGCCCATTCTTTTACAGGTGTTCTTGTGTATCCATCAACTACAACAACCGTTCCGTCTGCATCTCTGGAAAGTTGATCTTTATTCAAACGGCTCAATACATATTGAGGATCGTGAACAACATCAGCTAAAGCAGTTACAGCAGGTGCTTCAATTTCTAACTTTCTTTTTTCAATCCTTAACGCTTCAATCTCTTTGTTCTTCTCTTCCTCCGCTTGTCTATACTGACTTGCTAGTTTTTCTCTTGCCTCTTCATATTGACCTTTTGCTTCCAACTCTTCCTGTTCTTTTCTCTGCTTAAAAGCAATTAGTTCATTTACATCAACACCTTGAGGAACCGCTTTTGCTGTTTCCTTCGCTGTCTTGTAATCAGACAAAAGTTTATCGTTGTGCTTCCTTAATGCCTCAACTTCTGCCTTTAACGCTTCAGCTTCAGGGTTAGGTGAATTGGGTCGCTGTAATTCTTCAGACATAAGTTTTTAGTGGGGTTTTAATAATAATACTTATTTTTCACCATTTAGTCTTATCAGCCCAATAAGCTGCGCTGGTTTTGCCCTTTGCAATGTTTTTAGCGTGTCTTGCCTTAAAACTTTTACGCTTTGCCTTATCTGCTTCTGATTCTCCTTTTCTTGGTGGTTTTGTCTTTGCTCCCTGCATACCAAACCGAATTAATTTATATCCATCACCTTTTTTAATTACAACAGCATGAGATTTCCCGCTTTTGTGGCTCGGTGTTCTAATCGGTTTATCAACACGCTCAAAAGTATGACCGCCTTTCTTTATGCTCATTTTCCTGTTTTCCTCATGGCTAAACGATGCGCCTCTGTAAAGTTTAAACCTTCTCTCATTTTACGTTTCATAAAATCCATGTGCGCTTTTGTATGTCCATGAGTCTCTTGATGTTTTTTTAAAGTATTTTTTTGCCTAGTTGTTAGTTTCATTTCTTTTTCTTTCTAGCTTTTGCCAATATATCTGAATCCGCTTTTCTTGCGCCACCTTTACCACTAACGAAACTATTTACTCGACCCATAGCCCATGCAGCCATTGGTACATTTCTGGACCCGCTAGAAAGATAAGCACCTTGCCCCCTGCGATAAACAGAAGCCAATTGACCATAAGTAAAACGGCTTTTATCTGCCTTTTCTTTTAGTGTCTTTTTTGTTTTTTCGCTTAGTGGTTTTGCTTTCATCTTGTTTTGTGCGTGATTTGGATACAGCTTTTATATCAATAAATTCGCCACGCTTGTATGCAGCAGCAGTTTTTTTTATCTCAGCCGCTTTTGCACTTTTATTTTTTGCGCCGCTTAAATACTTCTTTGCAACGCCTGTTTCTTTATCCTTTGGTACTTTTTTGAACTTTCTTTTCATTTGTTTTTTTGGCTGGTTTGCCTTTTGCTTCAGATAATCTTTCAAGTAAAGATTTAGCCATGATTACTTTTTATAAGTTTTCTTCTTCTTTATAGCCTTTTTTGGTGTCTTTTTGCCATACATAGCTTTAACTCATACCTGTTTTTTCGATTGTAGCAAGTTCCTTTTCTTCTTTTTCTAAAATATCGACTCCCTCTAAAACATTAATATTATCTTGCCCATATCTATGAACCAATGCTGTTGCAACATCCAATGCTGTTGTTTCTATTCCACTAACAAAATTATGACCTGCTGCACCGTAACTAAAATTCAAAGAAAATAAAGCGTCATCAACAAGATCCTCATTACCTGACCATGAAACAAAATCAGGTGATCTTGCCATTGATGCAAAGGCAATCTCATTTCCAAGTTTTACTTCAATTCTTAATCCCATCAATAAACATTCCTTGTTAAGGATAAAATCATGTGGAAATGATCTGGATCAATAGTATACAACCTAAACATTAGCTCAGGAGTAGCAAAATGCTCGACTCCCATGCTGACAACCTCGGTTGCTCTATCAATACCGAATTGATAATAAGGTCTACCAACATAAGGATCAATAAACTCATCTGGTAGAACTTTTTCTTTTAACGTCCACGCTCTTTTAACTTTGGTTTTTGCCTTGGTTGGAATATTGCTTGTAACTCTTGACGATCTCCATCCGACAGACATATCTAAATTCTTGTTTGTAATCTTCTCTAAAGAATGGCCAACTTCATGGAAAATAGTTTGCTTTGCTTTTAATGTTTTAGCGACATTAGTAGGATCTCCAAAAGGAACTAATATTTCTCCTAACGAGTTGTAAGCCCTACTTGTTCCTAGCTTTACTTTTGTTATCTGTCCACCGCTTGATAACCTTTCTGGCTTAATGGTTACACCGCCACCGTTAAACATTTTTGCAAATTCTTCTATATCTTTCCTGACACCTTTTTGTAACTCTTTGGTTTTATTAACAAAAGGAATCTTATCTAGACTTTCTTTTATTGCATTATCAGAAACATTTGTTTTTAATAACTCTACTCTTAATACTCCCATTTCTTTTGCCCCTTGTTTCTCTATCTTCTGCATTGCTTCTTTTTTACTTAGCCATTTTGCTTTTCTAGCAATATTCTCTCTTTTATAGATTTGTGCCGCCTCGTCATAAGTTACTCCAGCCTTATAAACATTATCAAAACGATATGTAAAATAATTTTCTTGAGCTTCCTGATACTCTGTAAAAGCTTTTTTATATTTTGTTGATAATTCTTTTGTTTTTTCAAATCTACCTTTAGTCATAGACTCACCTCTCTTGATTCCTTCTTTAAAATCAGAAGTGGGCTGCCATGTTTCTGTTGTAGGTTGAGTGTTTGTTAGTGTCTTTACTTTTGGTGTTGCCTTCTTAGCTGCTTTTATATCAATAGGCTTACCATATTTTTTCTTCAATTGCTCCAACGTCAATTCTGTTCCATCGCTTCTAATAACCTGCCTTAAAGCATCCTTACCATTACTCTTTGCAGCTAAACGATTAAAATATTTTGCCTTCTCAAATCCTAAAGTTTTAATTTGCAATTCACCTGGTTCATATTTCAATAACTTGTCATTCGCTCCCCTTGCTCTTTGCTCGTATAGCCAGTCACCATAAGAAACTTTCTGAGGTACTCGGCCAGTTTCACTTGGTCTTGTTGTGATCTTTGTCTCAGGTGGAGGCGTTAAACCTAATCCCTCATAATCAACAACAGGAACAGTTGTAGACCTGCAATTAAAATGCTGTGGAGGTGTTGGCCCCTTATCATATCCAAATTTTTGCCCGTCTAATCTTTGACAGATTGAGCTAGTCCTACTATCAAGCGTTGCCACATATTCATACTCTGGAGCAACATCCTTATTTGCAGCGTAAACACTTTGACTAGCTGCATTACTAACCTGATTGATTGATGTTCTAACAATCGTTTTGATTTGATTGTTTGCAAGCTTTAATGGTTGATTACCTGCTAAAGCAAAAGCTCTTGTTCCCTCCTTTGCGTATTCATTAAAATTTAAACGCCCCATTAATCGCCTTGCAATTTGCACATTCGTTTCGCCTGATAAAACACCTTGCCTAATTGCTCCACCTAATCTTTCACTTGATCTTGCTGCTATCCCTCTAAATGCCTTTTCAACAGTCTCACCATTAGGCAGCGTCAACAATTCCCCCCGCCTTGTGGTCAGTGCAAAATCTCCAGCCTTAAACTTTTTAAATTCTTCCTCTGGTCTTCCAAACAAGTTCAACCTTGTTGGATCTGTACTGACAACAGCATCACCAAAACCAGTGCTAACTGCAACGCTATTAATTGGAATATTCCCAGAAGCAACAACTTTCTTTAATTCATCTTCTATAAATTCAGTTTGTAATACTGCTAACCCTTGCAGCTCTTTCTTAAATGCCCTAGCAGATTCACCTGACCATGTGTTTAAACTATCTTTCGATTGTTTGATAATTGCTCTTAGTCTTTTCCTTGTTTCAGGTGCAACAGCATTAATTACTCCCTGCTGCCTAAACTCAATATCAACAAGTCTTTCTGCTGCTCTTGCAATAATGTCGTTATAAGCTCTTGCATATTTACTGGCAACCGAATTGCTATAACGGTTTAAATCAATAACCTCTCTGTAAAACGCTTCAGGAACAGGAGCCGCTACCGCAGTTTTTGTTGCCATCCATCAAGCCGCTTCAGTTGGAGCTGCATCCATCTCAATTAATCCACCCGATTGCGTACTTTCCAACTCTTCCTCAACGTCAAAATCATCTGCTAAGACTTCACCAGAGGAAAGTTGATCAAGCAATGTCTTCTGTGAAATAGTTCCAGCAGTATAAAGTTGCAACAAGCTTTGTATTTCTTGCGGCTCTAATCTTGCACTAACAAAATCACGATTAACAAAACTACTGCCAGCGTTAGGCTCATTCAAATACATGGAATGAAACCTCAAACAGTTATCAACTAAATCCTGCATCTGTTGAGCCAAGACCATAAGCGTTGCATCACTTTGGCTTCTATCAATTCTCTTGGCTTCTGCACTTTCACCTACCAACTTAGAACCCATCACAGCCGCTAATGAAAGCGTATTAATTTGCTTCTCAATATCGTTCAACCTTCTAAATTGACTGTCAAAACTATCTCCAGAGGGGCTTATATATTCTGCTCTTGATTCTTGCGGTAAACTTAACGCCTCACCTGGTCCTGCTGAAATCTCATCCGCACTAGCAGGGAAACCATAAAAAGCTAATAAAGGAACAGCAGAAACAGAAAGAATATTATCAAGATCAGATTGAATTTGATAATGCTTTAGATTTAATTCTGCTATGTCATACAAAGGACTTCTAGATTCATAAGGCCCAACCCTATTTGCATAAGCAATAGAGAATGGAATTTCATCCAAGCTCATAGTTCCAGAGTCATGAATATAAAAATCACCCTTATCTTTTTTTCTGTGAATTTCAAAACTACCAGGTTCTAAAACTCTGATTTGTTCAACTGTTTTCTCTCCATACTTTCCATCTGCTTCAACAACTCTTTCAAGCAATCTAAGTTGAGATAATTTCCTTACACCTTCTACAACGTGCGTTCTCCATCCAAGAATATCTGACGGTTGATATGTTACCCAGTACGGTCTTGCCTTTTCTCCTTCTTTTGGTGCGTCAACTAAAACACCAACATGGCCAAAACTTATTGCTTGCCTTGCTGTCTGATAAAGCCAAACATTTAAATCATTCCCATCAAGATCTACATCAAATAATTGCTCACGAACTAAATCAGAAACATCATCTAATCGAATGGGCTTTCTAACCAACATGCCCGATAACATTTTTTCTATTCGCTGCACAAATGGAACAACCGTTGAACGACTCAATCGAACATCATAAGAATCATCTTGTTCTCTAGGTTGTTGCGGTAAATATTTTCTATGCTCGCTCCTGATCTTATATGTGCCTTCTCTTAGATCGGTAATCAATCCCCAGAAGTTTGCCATGCGCTGATAGGCAGCGTTAGGACTTGCAACCGTAGTAGCTGCAACGGTTGTAATGGGGTTGTAGATTCCGTCAAGAGTGCCGTACACTTTTTTTCCTCATAGTATCAAGCTTTTAGTAAATTCTAAAGCCTGTTCTTGCTCCTGCCTTACTGTAAATCATATTAAACTCACGATACACAAGATAACCTAAACAATCATTTAAGTGATCAAAATTATTTTGCTTATCTGGTAAACCTGTTTTCTCGTCATAACTTTGTAATTCCAAACTTTCAATTAATGTTCTGCAACGGGCATGAACCGCCATTCTGATCCGTCCTTTTGAGTTTTCCAAGAGTGCTTGTAAGGTCTGAACCCTGTCTTTAATGGGTGGGTTACTCTTAAGAGCCATCGAAGTGAACCCATAACTTT